GCTTAAGTTCCTTGAGGTACTATTTGATGAAGCTGGCGGTGATGTTGTTGCAGCTAAGAAACTGGCAGGTTATGCACCTGAGTCCAGCACTGCAGCAATTGTGGAATCTCTAAAAGATGAAATTGCAAATAAAACACGTACTTACTTTGCTCGTACTGCGCCCAAAGCTGCTATGGCTATGGTTGGTGCTTTATATGATCCTACTGAACTAGGCATCAAAGAAAAGATGGTAGCAGCAAAAGACTTACTTGATCGCGCCGGTCTTGGTAAAGTAGATAAAGTTGAAATGACTGCTAGTGGCGGTGTATTTTATCTGCCACCAAAAGAAGGTGAAAACGTATAATACCTGAAAGAGATTTAGGGTATTGGCAATTACCTTTACCTCCTAAGAAGCACAACAAAGAATGGCATCCTATAGTTAGGGTAACACTCAAGATACCTTTTGGCTATGAAGTAGACCCAGATAATGATAAGCTACTCTTGCCTATTGAGCATGAGTTAGATGCTTTAGAGCTTGCAAAACGACATCTTAAGCAGTATAGTTACAGAGCGGTAGCTAACTGGTTAAGCAAAGAAACAGGCCGCTACATATCACACATGGGCCTAAAGAAGAGAATTGAAGTTGAGCAAAGACGTAAAAAAGCAGCTACAATTAAACGCAAGCTTGCCCAGTGGCTCCAAGAGACTCTACAAGAAATCGAGAAACTTGAAACCCAAGGAGTCGGTGCCTACGCAGAAATCAGAGACAGTAGTAAAACCTGAACAGGTTGTACCAGCACAGGTAGTCGCTGCTGACTATGATACAGATATAGCACAAGACATTGTGTTTAAACCTAACCCTGGTCCTCAAACCCAGTTCTTGAGTGCATCAGAACGTGAGGTACTATATGGTGGGGCCGCTGGCGGTGGCAAATCCTATGCGATGTTAGCTGATCCACTACACGGTTTGAATGACCCTAACTTTAGTGGTCTACTTGTACGACATACTACTGAAGAACTACGGGAACTTATACAAAAATCACAGGAGTTATATCCCCGTGCTGTACCAGGGATTAAGTGGAGCGAGAGAAAGTCTCAATGGACTAGCCCTAAAGGTGGCAGACTGTGGATGTCTTACTTGGATAAAGATACCGATGTTACCAGGTATCAGGGACAAGCTTTTAACTGGATTGGCTTTGATGAATTAACTCAGTGGTCTTCCAGTTATGCGTGGGACTATATGAGATCTCGCTTAAGGTCTGCCTCTAAAGATCTAGGACTCTACATGAGGGCAACCACTAACCCTGGCGGTGCTGGACATCAGTGGGTTAAAAAAATGTTTATTGACCCAGCGCCATCTAATAAATCGTTTTGGGCTACAAATATAGAAACAGGGGATACTATTACATTCCCCAAAGGACACAGCAAAGAGGGACAGCCTCTATTCAAACGTAGGTTTATACCTGCATCTTTGTTTGATAACCCATATCTTGCTGAAGCTGGTGACTACGAAGCTATGCTTTTGTCTCTACCAGAACATCAGCGTAAGCAACTACTAGAGGGTAATTGGGATATAAATGAAGGAGCCGCTTTCCCTGAGTTTGACAGATCAAAGCATGTCATTGAATCTTTTGACGTTCCCCAATCTTGGGTTAAATTTAGAGCTTGCGACTACGGTTACGGATCTTACACAGGCGTTCTCTGGTTTACTGTCTCACCCGACGAGCAACTCATTGTCTATAGAGAATTATATTGTTCTAAGGTTACTGCTACAGATTTAGCAGATATGGTATTAGACCTAGAGAAACACGATGGGGGTATGAGATACGGTGTGCTTGATAGTTCTTTGTGGCATAACCGTGGAGACACGGGGCCATCACTAGCGGAGCAAATGATAATGAAAGGGTGTAGATGGCGTCCTTCAGATCGCTCTCGCGGCTCACGTGTCTCAGGTAAGAACGAGATACATAGGCGATTACAAATAGACGAGTTTACTGAAAAGCCTAGACTAGTATTTATGGATAATTGTACAAATACTATTGCACAAATACCAAGCATACCTCTAGATAAACGCAACCCAGAGGATGTAGATACTAACGCAGAGGATCACCTATATGATGCTTTACGTTATGGAGTAATGACACGCCCACGTAGCAGCATTTGGGATTTTAACCCAGCAACCCAACGCACAGGCTTCCAAGCTAGTGACACAACATTTGGATACTAAGTATGGCAGAACAAGAAGAAATGTTTGAGACAGATGAAGTCGTAGCTGCAGAGGACAGCAATGATAGTATCTTTGCAGAAAGATCTAGCGTAGTAGGTTTTGTAAAAGATAGATACAAAAGAGCAGAGGATGCTAGATACGCAGATGAAACACGCTGGTTAAAAGCCTATCGTAACTACCGTGGACTATACGGTTCAGACGTACAATTTACAGATACAGAGAAATCACGTGTGTTTGTTAAAGTTACAAAGACAAAGACACTAGCTGCATATGGTCAGATAGTTGACGTGCTGTTTGGCAATAACAAGTTTCCTCTTTCTGTAAATCCATCTATACTACCTGATGGTGTATCTGAAGCAGCACACATTAATATTGACCCTAACGCAGATAAAGCGGGTGGTAGTCTTACCGCTGTAACAGAACAACCCCCAGCGCAACCTTATCTGATTTCAGGCGATACTACTCTAAAACCTGGTGATACTTTAATTGATTTACAATCACGTCTTGCTGGTATGCAGACTAAGCTAGAATCTGTATCAGATAAGATTGTTGAGGGTGAGGGTACAACACCTACTACTATAACATTCCATCCTGCTATGGTAGCAGCTAAGAAGATGGAAAAGAAGATTCACGATCAGCTACAAGAGAGTGGTGCATCTACTCACTTGCGTTCTATGGCTTTTGAAATGGCACTACTTGGTACAGGTGTTATGAAAGGACCATTCGCTGTAGATAAAGAATATCCTAACTGGAATGATCAAGGTGAATATGATCCGCTAATTAAGACTGTGCCTGAATGTAGTCACGTTTCTGTTTGGGACTTTTACCCAGACCCTGAATCTAAGTCTATGAATGATGCGGAATATGTTGTTGAACGTCATAGAATGTCACGCACACAACTACGTGCATTAAAGAATCGTCCTTACTTTATGGAAGATGCCGTAGATATGGCAGTAGACAAAGGCCCAGATTACGTACAGAAATACTGGGAAATGACTATGGAGGACGACGACACTCAGCCTACATCAGAGCGCTGGGAAGTCCTAGAGTTTTGGGGTTTTGTTGACACAAGCTTACTTGAACAGTACGGTGTTAAGATTCCATCAGAGCTAAAAGATTTAGATGAAGTAAATGCTAACGTCTGGGTTTGTAATGGTGAAGTATTACGTATGGTACTCAACCCATTCAAACCTGCACGTATTCCTTACTATGCAACCCCTTATGAACACAATCCTTACAGCTTCTTTGGTGTAGGTATTGCTGAAAACATGGATGATACGCAGACTCTTATGAATGGGTTTATGCGAATGGCAATTGATAACGCTGCACTATCTGGCAACCTTATCATTGAAGTAGACGAGACTAACCTCGTCCCAGGGCAAGACCTCTCCGTGTACCCAGGCAAAGTGTTTAGGAGACAGGGAGGGGCACCTGGTCAAGCCATCTTTGGCACCAAGTTTCCGAATGTTGCTGGTGAGAATATGCAACTATTTGATAAAGCGAGAGTATTAGCCGATGAAAGCACAGGTTTCCCGTCTTTCGCACATGGTCAAACGGGCGTTAGTGGTGTTGGTCGCACTGCAAGTGGTATTAGTATGCTCATGTCTGCTGCTAATGGCTCTATTCGTACTGTTGTTAAAAACGTTGATGATTACTTAATTCGTCCATTAGGTAAAGCTTTCTTTGCATTTAATATGCAGTTTGACTTTGATGAATCAATTCGTGGTGACTTAGAAGTTAATGCATCTGGTACAGAAAGCTTGATGGCTAATGAAGTACGCTCCCAGCGCTTAATGCAATTCTTACAAGTTGCACAGAATCCAGTGCTTGCACCTTTTGCAAAAATGGATTATATTATCCGTGAGATTGCTAAGAGTATGGACCTTGATCCCGATAAGGTTACTAACTCTATGGCAGACGCAGCTATACAGGCAGAAATCCTAAAAGGTTTTCAAGCACCAGCACCCACACCTGAACAAGGTGTACCTGGCCCAGAAGGACAAGGACCACAGCCTGTTACTGACACGTCAGGCGGCGGCGGGGCACAGATGGGCGTAGGCACTGCGCCAACACCAGGTGAGCAAGGATTTACAGGTAATGAACAACCTCAAGCAATGGGTCAATAACAACGATTTTACAGAGGCGTTTAATGAGCATCTAGATGGTCTTATTGTATTCCAACATAAAATCATGGAACAGGCATCAGAGCCAGCAATTTTTTATAGAGCGCAAGGTGCTATCACACAGTTACGTAAGTTAAAGCTACTCAGGGAGACAGTTAATGGCGCGGAATCGTAGACGCAGTGACCCTACAGGATCATACATAGAGCGTGTAGAAGAGTCTGATGCCTATGAAAATATAGCGGGTATGATACCTGGTATAGGTACTGCTATAACTATTAGTGACATAGAAGACGAATTAAATAAAGAAGAACCTGATTATCTAAAAATAGGTATGCTAGCAGGTACAGAAGCTATTGGACTTGTACCTGGATTAGGTGCAGCAGCTAAGAGTATGATCCGTAAGGGTGCTGATATGGCACGACAAACGGATAACGTTGTAGATGTAGTAAGTGATGTTCCTAAAGTAACACGTACAGAAGCTGACGTATTACAAGCAGAGAGTTTACTAGATAACCCTGATAAACTAAAAGCGTGGCAGGAAGAAAACAAACTTTCTGAAACACAGAGACAGGCAAACCCAGAAAAATCTCAGTTAGCGGCAGAGGCTTTATTTGAGGGTAATATAACTTCTAAGGAAGCTAGAAGACTTATTGGTGAGGCAATACCTGAACCTCAATTATATGATGCAGATCAAGTTATGAAAATGATGCCTACTGTTACTGAGGTGACAGGTTCACTTGGTAAAAAAGCAGGTAAGTATGGCATTATAGGTGTAAAAGATTTTGATCTAAAAGAGGGCCAGAAGGTATCTTCTCGCTTGGATATCCCTGCTTATAATAACTACAATACTTGGGTAGTGTCTATTCATGATGGAACTAAAGATGCAGGTTTAGTTGAAGGTTTTGGTCAGGCTGTTAGACTAAAGAATATTCAGTTTAAATCTAATGTTGGCTTACCCGCTATTGATATAGCAAGGGGTAAACGATTTGTAAAAGCTACAGGTGAAGATGCACCTAAGCCACAAGGCAAAGCTACTATTGCTCGTATTTTTGGAGAATACTCATCTGAAGACCCTTATGAACTACAGCGTAAAGCAGCAGAAATTATTGCATCTGGTTCAGATAAATGGACACAGGTAGGTATGAATCCTTATAGGGGTAGTGCATTCTATGATAAGAAAACAGGAATGCCTGTGTTTGAAGCTGAAGAGGTTATACAAGTAGGGCCACTTGTATTAGCTAAGAATGTTAAGAAACCAACTATCTCACAGATGAAAGAGATGGCAGTTAGAACCAGAGATGGTAAACTACGGATGTTTAATGAGGGCGGTATAGCTATGGACGAACAGATGAATGCGGTATTTAAGTCTACGCGAGGCTATGCAGAAGGTGGCGATACAGAAGTAGACCCTATTTCTGGTAATGATGTACCCCCAGGATCGCTACCTGAAGAGGTGCGTGATGACATCCCAGCGCAACTAAGTGAAGGTGAATATGTAGTACCCGCTGACGTTGTACGTTACTATGGTGTTAAGTTCTTTGAAGATCTACGTATGCAAGCTAAGATGGGCTTTGCTGAGATGGATGCCCAAGGACGCATAGGTGGTGAACCTTTGGATGGTATGGAGATTGTAGAACCTGAAGATGATCTACCTTTTGATTTAGATGACTTAGAAGTTGTTGAAGTTATTGAGATGGATGAAGGTGGTGATGTTGCTAGACGTGGCATGATTACATCAGGTGATCCAGACTCACCAGGTGGTGCGCTTGGTTTAGGGCAAGAGGGTCTATCTCTTAGTAGCAAGTCTAGTGTAGAAATGAAAAAGTATGTTAATGAAGACGGTCATGCGTTAATGATTCTCTTTATTAATGGAGATCCTATTACACCTATCCCAGAAGGTTACTACTTAGAAGAAGAAAGTGTAGAGGAAGCTGTTGATGAAGATACAGAAGAAGAAGAAGTAACACAAGCAACAGATGACGGTTCAACTACACCAACAGCAACAGATATGCCTGAAGCTATCAAATATGATCAACTTACTATAGATGATATGAAATCTATGGTTGAAGATCAAGGGTCTGTAAAAGGTAACATGATTGCTATTGCGTTTGGTACAATGAATCCTGTTATGGGACTTGGTGTTAAACTAGCTCTAAGAGATCAACAGAAAAAACTAGAAAACGAAATGAAACGTAGACTAGCGGCATCAGATATAACTACTCAAGAGCGCACTGAAATAGAAGCCCTTCTTAAGGCAACACAAGAAGAAAAGCCTAACTTCTTAAAACAATTATTTGGAGACTTAACAGGTAAATCTTATACACCAGAAGTTACTTCAGCAGCAGTAACTCTACCAACTACAGCAGCACCTGAAGGATTGTTAGATTTACCTTTAGATGAAATGAGTAAACAGTTGGCTCCTCCTGAAGGGTTTGCAATAGAAGAGTATCAACGCGCACAAGAACGTAAGTCTCGTAAGAAACGTGAAGAAATGGCGGCAGCTAAAGCAGGTTCAGCTACATACTCAGATTCAGGTACAGAGTCTGTAATACAATCTATGAAGGATAGTGGTACGTATACACAGGCGCAAATCAAAGAAGCAGAAGAAGAAGCAGAAAAAGTACAAAGCTCTATATCAGATATACAAAGAGGCGTTCAACGAGGTTTTAAAAAAGGTGGCCTAGCTTCTAAGAAGAAAAAATAATCCATAAAACTATAAGGATACCCAGCTATTGCTGGCCCCAACATAAGGAGTATAATATATGGAAGTTCAAAATATTGAAACAGACTCAATGTCTCATAGACGTAATGCTAATCGTGTTGCTAAAGACGAGGCTGAACTAGCAGAACTGCTAAAACAAGTACGCGGTGAATCAGATGAAACGCCACAAGAAGAAACTGTTGAAGCTGAATCCAGTAGCCAAGAGTCTGAGTCAGAATCAGTACAGGCAGAGGGTGATACCAAACAAAAAGAAGAACCCAAAGCTGAAACATCCAAAGAAGATGATGCAGACTTAAGTGCTGAAGAAAAAACATTTAAGCAACGTTATGCTGATATTCAACGTCACATGCAAAAGACTGCAGATCAGCATAAAGAAGAGATTGAAAAGCTAAAGGGTCAGCTAGAAGCAGCTACAAAGAATGAGCTTGTACTTCCTAAATCAGATGAAGAGATTGAAGCCTGGGCTAAACAATATCCTGATGTAGCTGGTATTGTAGAAGCTATTGCTGCAAAAGAAGCAAACAAGAAAGCTACATCTTTAGATGCACGTCTGGCAGAGATTGAAGAGCTACGTGCCACTGCAAAGCGCGAGAAGGCTGAAGTAGAACTAGCAAAAATGCATCCTGACTTTAACGACATACGTGAAGATGATGCATTCCATACATGGGCAGAAGATCAACCTAAATGGGTTCAAGATGCTTTGTATGAAAACACGGACGATGCTAAATCAGTAGCACGTGTAATAGATTTATATAAAGTTGATAAAGGCATTACAACCAAGAAAGCGAATAGTGCAGATAAAGACGCAGCTAGTTCTGTAAAGACTAAGCGTACATCTACACCAGATCCAGATGACACATCAAAGTATATAAGTGAATCACAGGTTGCAAAGATGTCTATCAAAGAGTATGAGCAGCGCCAAGATGAAATAATGGAAGCGCAACGCTCTGGTAAATTTATTTATGATTTACGTAAGAAGTAGTTGACTTTTATACATTCATAGATAAAACTATAGTATATACACAATATAATGTGTGTATGCTTTAACAAGCACTAGCCACATCAAAGAACTACCTCAGATGACAGGCCCAGCGCAGAGAGAAAGCGCATTCTCAATGCTTAGCTGACTACCCTAGATGACGAGCCTCTTTAGTGGATATGTAGTGTAACTTTCACGCCATATCTATAAGGAGAATTAATTATGGCTATTACTTCCGCAAGTGGTGGATTTAACGGGAACTTCTCCCCAATTATCTACTCAAAACAGGCACAGATTGCTCTACGCAAAACTGCTGTCACAAACGCAATTACAAACAACTCCTACTTTGGAGAGATTGCAAACCAAGGCGATACAGTTCGTATCCAAAAAGAGCCAGACGTAACCGTCAACGCTCTACAGCGTCATACAAGTATCTCTGTTGAGAAGCTAGATGACCAAGACTTTTCATTGACCATTGATAAAGCTAACTATTTTGCTTTCAAAATGGATGACATTGAAGAGCAATTCTCACACATTGACTTTACATCTTTGGCTGCTGATCGTGCAGCATATAAGATGGCTGACGCAATGGACGAGGAAGTTCTTGGTTACCTATCTGGTTACACAGGTGGTGCAGGTTCATGGGCAGTAAACACAACTGCTTCAGGTGACCTAGCAAACTCAGGTGCTTCAGCAGGTTCTGCAGCAGATAAAGTCGGTGCTGAACTTTTGGCAGCTAACCGTCTAGATGCTACAGACTTTGGCAACCTAACTATTGCAGCTACTGCAGATGCAGGTTCGTCTATTCCTCTAGCACCACGTCTTCCAGGTGCAGCATCTTTGTCTAACACAACTGTTTCACCTTTGTCAGTTGTTGCACGTATGGCACGTATTATGGACCAAGCTAACGTTGACTCACGTGGGCGTTGGATTGTATTGGACCCCGTATTTGTCGAGATGCTCAAAGACGAGGACGCACGTGTCCTTAACGCCGATTTCGGTGGCACAGGTCTAATGAATGGCTTGGTATTGAACAACCTACACGGTTTCCGTGTTTATGTTTCAAATAACCTTCCATACTTGGGAACAGGGCCAGCGGAAACAGGCACAACCGCACAAGAGACGAACTTTGGTGTTATCGTCGCAGGTCAGGATGAAGCAGTAGCTTCAGCGGAGCAAATCAACAAAGTTGAGAACTACCGTGACCCAGACAGCTTTGCAGATATTGTTCGCGGTATGCACCTCTATGGACGTAAAATCTTGCGCCCAGAGGCAATCGTAACAGCAAACTACAACGCTGCTTAATTAAGATAAACTTAGAGGCTGGCCCAGTGCTGGCCTCTTTGTGCTTTAATAAGAGGATATACTCATGGCAATTACTACAGCAATGTGTAACAGCTTTAAACAGGAATTACTGCAGGGTCTTCATGATTTAGACAACCACACATTAAAGGTTGCCTTGATTAAAGACACTCCTTCAGGTACCTACGGTGCTGCTACAACAAACTACTCTGACGTTACAGGTAACTCAGATGAAGCCTCTGGTACTAATTATACTGCAGGTGGACAAGCCTTAGACAGCCCTACTGTCAGTTTATCTGGCGGTGTTGCTTTTGTTGATTTTGCAGATGAAGTTTTTAGTAACGCTACTATTTCTGCAGATGGTGCTATTATATATAATACTAGTGCTAGCAACAAAGCTGTTGCAGTTTTTGACTTTGGAAGTACAGTAACATCTACATCAGGTGACTTCACTATTGTATTCCCAACAAACGATTCTTCTAGCGCGGTCATCCGTATTAGCTAATTAAGGTATAAACAATGGCATTGATAATTAAAGATCGTGTCAAGGAAATCACCACATCTACGGGTACAGGTGCTGTATCTTTAGGTGGTGCTTCTGCGACATTTGACGCATTTCAAAGTGTTATGTCAAATGGAGACACAACTTACTATGCCATTGTGCATACTGCATCAGGCACGGATGAATGGGAAGTAGGCTTAGGTACCTGGAATACAGGTAACACACTTACACGTACTACTGTTCTAGCTGGATCAAACGGTACTTCTGCTGTTACATTTAGCAGTGGTAACAAAGATGTCTTTATGACATACCCTGCAGATAAAGCAGTTTTCTTTAATGCAGATGGTGATGTGGATCTTAACCGTGATCCTCAGACAGCCTTACAAGCTGCGACAAAGCAGTATGTTGATACGATTGCTGCAGCAGGTATTCACTACCATACACCAGTACGTGTTGAAGCCCCTAGTGCTTTAACAGCTACTTATGACAACGGTACATCTGGTGTAGGTGCTACCCTTACTAATTCAGGTACACAAGCGGCACTAGTTATTGATGGCATTACTCTATCAACTAGTGATCGTGTACTTGTATATAATCAAACAAACGCTGCACACAACGGTATCTACACTGTAACCAACACAGGTTCAGCATCTACTAACTGGGTACTTACACGTGCCACAGACGCAGATACCTATGGTGCATCAGACCCAGATGCGCTGGGTGAAGGTGATGCATACTTTGTTAAAGAAGGTGATACTGGAGCGGGTGAGCTATATGTAATGAACACCAGCGGTGTTATTACGTTTGGCACAACTAATATTACGTTTACTGTTATTGCTGAAACTGCTGTTTACTCTGCAGGTAATGGCCTTACACTTACAGGTACAGAGTTTGCTGTAGGTGCAGGTACAGGTGTTACAGTTAATGCCAATAATGTGGCGATCGGTCAGGCGGTAGGAACATCAGATAGTCCTACTTTTGCAGGGCTTACTGTAGGTGATGGTCACACTATTGGTGACGATGTAGAGGATAATCTCACTCTTACATCTTCTAGTGCTGAAAATATAATATATAATAGTAATGCTGGCACACACTCATTTAAGGCTAATGGTACTTCTACTGTTACTTTTGATGGCTCTGGTAATATAACTGTAACAGGTACTGTAGATGGTCGTGATGTTGCAACAGACGGTACTAAGTTAGATGGTATTGAAAGTGGTGCTACTGCTGACCAAACGGCAAGTGAAATACTTACAGCCCTATTAAGCGTAGATGGCGCTTCATCTAACTTAGATGCTGACTTACTGGATGGTCAGCACGGTAGCTATTACTTGTCTACAACAGGCACAGCAGCTAATGCATCTCTATTAAATAGTTTAGCTAGTACACAGTTTTTACGTAGTGATGTGGCTGATACTAAGACTGCAGGTGATTTAAGTTTTGCTGATAATGTCAAAGCCATCTTCGGCGCAGGGTCTGACCTACAGATTTACCATGATGGTAATGATAGTGTAATTGCAGATGCGGGTACAGGTCATTTAAGAATATTAGCAAATGATTTTAGACTTCGCAA